CGATTGAAACGGATTCTTTAGCAAATAGATTATCTATTCAGGAAAACGCGTTTAAACAAAAGGAAACGGCGTTAATCGCTCAAGGATTTACCGAAGCCGAAATAGAAAAATTAAAACAAGCGGAAATTCAAAAAATAAAAGATACTTTCGCCGCCGAAGATTTTAATAATCAAATTGCAGCTTTAAACGCGCAATTAAAATTAGATCAGGACGCCGTCGATTTAAGCACCGCAACGGAAGCCGAAAAGCAAGCGGCAAAGCTGGATATTCAAATAAAAAGTTTAGAGCAACAGTTAGCGTTAACGGCTCAGTTTGCGGGTGCGGATGGATTAATAACTCAAACTGAATTACAAGGAATTCAAACCATTCAAACGGCTTTAGAAGCGGCGCGAAAAGGATTAGGCGAAGTAAAAACCGATCAACCTACATTCGGAGAAAGTTTAGGGCTTTCAGATGAAGACGTAGAAAAAGCAGCTAAAGCGGTCGAAGCTATTGGATCGGGATTAAACAAAGTTCAGGAAATTGTTAATTTAGGATTCGAAACTCAATTAAATAACATTGACAAAGGCGCGCAAGCTGAAATAGACGCGGTTAATAATTCAACTTTAAACGAAGAACAAAAAGCTGCAAGGATTAAAGAAATCAATAAAAAGTCGGCGCAAGAAAAATATAAAATTGCAAAAAAACAATTTGAAACCGACAAAGCATTTGCAACGGCGCAAGCGTTAATAGGTGCGGCGCAAGCAATCATTCAGGGCTTTGCGCAATTAGGACCGATCGGGGGCGCAATTGCAGCTATAACAACGGCGGCACTAACGGCGGCGCAAATTTCCGCGATACAATCCCAACCGCCGCCAGCGGCTCCGGGCTTTGCAAAGGGTGTAATCGGGTTAAATGGTCCCGGAACTGAAACAAGCGATTCGATACCCGCGCGGCTTTCAAGGGGCGAATCGGTTATAACCGCGAGGGGAACTAATTTTGCGCAAACTAATTATCCCGGCTTACTTGAATTCCTAAATACTCGAAATCGCTTCGCAACGGGCGTTATTAATTTCGGCGGGGCAAATGTACCAACGGCGGCAAATGATTCAACTGAGCGCCTTATTTCGGCTATTTCGGGCATTTCTCCTGTGGTAAGGGTTACGGATATAAACAAAAAACAATCTGATTATTCAGAGGTCCGCGTAAATGGAACGATCTAAACAAGAAACTCGATTAGAAATTATAAAACGCCTAAGCGATTCGGGCGAAATAATTTCACTTTATAAAGCTGGATTAATAGAACCATTTGCAATTAAATACAGAAACATTTATTTCGATGTTGACACGTTCCAAAAGATAGGACAAACGCGAATGGATGCAATTTATAACGCGGCGCAAAAATATCAATGCGGAATCCAAACTATTTATAGAGCGTTAAAATGGATTAGCGAAAAGTAATTTACAATCTTAATGATAAACTTTTAATTTACTTAATAAAATACTTTTGACAAATGAACCACCATATTTATTTATACGGCGTAATAGGGCAAGACGTTTTTTTAAAAAATGTTATTGAACAATTGGGCGCGGTACATTCAGGAGAAACGGTAACGGCTCACATTCATTCGCCAGGCGGTTTTGTTTCGGAGGGTTATGCGATATACGATTACTTAGTTTCGCAATCCAAACAATTAGGTTTTAATCTTGAAACAATTGCAGAGGGCGAATGTAAAAGTATTGCAACGGTTATTTTTTTAGCGGCACCCGTTCGTAAAATTACCAGCAATAGCGAATTTATGATTCATAACCCGTGGGGCGCGAATGAAGGGGACGCGGCTTCGATGCAAAAATACGCGTCGATGTTGAAGGAAGAAGAAAAAATGTTAGCAAAGTTTTATTCCAAAAAAATTGGAATTGATATAGCTGAAATTTTAAATTGGATGAAAATAGAAACTTATTATTCCGCTTCGGAAGCGGTTAAAATGGGTTTTGCGACTGAGGTAATTGATACAATGAAAGCGGTTGCATTATATAACGAAAACAATTCTAACAATAATTTAATTAAAACAAAAATGAACAAGCCAAACTTTAATTTACAAAACTTTAAAGCGATTGCAAAACGCGCTTTGAAAGCCCTTTCGGGTGAAGCGGTAAAAAATCTCGATGCTTTTTTAGAGGACGGGACCGCTATTTTTATTCAAACCGAAGCCGCGGAACCAGCAATTGGGGACGAAGTTTATTTGGTTGAAACGGGAGAATATGCACCCGATGGAACGCATACACTTGATAGCGGTTTAGTAATCGTAACGGTTAGCGGTTTAATTACCGAAATTAACCCCGTTGTTGCTCAATCTGTTGAGGAATTACAGGCGCGTATCGTAGAACTTGAAACGGCTTTAGCTGAAGTTCAACCGATCATTGCAAACCTTTCAAATATTACGGGCGAATTTACACCAAGCGCAAAAGCACAACGTACCGTACAAACGGGACCGGGACGCGCTGAAGGTGCAGCAAAAACAAAAGCGGTTTCGTCTTTTGATAAAAGCGCAATCAAACCAAATCAAAGAGCAAAAAACTAATTTAATTAACTTTTAAAAAAATAAAAAAATGATTTTAGATCCTTCAGATTTGACCTTCAACGGTCAAGAAGCTCGCGACATAGGCGAAGCAGTAATAGAAAGTATTTTTGAAAATCCAGCGGTTGCGGATTTAATGACGGTTTATGATGGAATCGTTACGAAAAAACAAATTCCGTTTTTAGGTACTTTGTCAAAAATTACCAAAAAAGATGCGGGTTGCGGTTCGGGTGTTTCCGCAAATAATATTCCAATGACTGAAAAGTTTTGGGAACCTGAAAACCTTAAAATTTGGTTGCAACTTTGCGCCGAAGATTTGATTAACTCATTTTGGGTTTATGCTCAACGTTTGGGAATGGATCGCAGCGATGTTACAGGAACTACAATCGCTTCGTTTGTTGTTGATCGTATGACTGCAGCGGCTCAAGAAGATTTACTTCGTATTATTTGGTTTAACGATAAAGATGCGGATAATGTTTCGGGTGGCGGTGTAATTAAAAACGGCGTTTCTTTAACAGATTACGACATTATCGATGGTTTGTGGAAACAAATTTTCGCGGTTGTTGCTGCAACGCCAGCTCGTTTAACTGCAATTTCTGAAAATGCGGGTGTTTCTAAAGTCGCTCAATTAAATCTAGCGGCTGGAAAAGCGTTTACAACTTTTCAAAAAATGATGGCAGCGGCGGATTCACGTTTAAAAAGCGCGCCCGATAAAATTCTACTTTGTACTACTACTTTGTTGGAAAATTACGCGGTTTATTTAGAAACTCAGGGAACCGATGCTTCATTTATTCGCATTGAAAACGGTTATTCAACGCTTCGTTTCCGTAACGTTACGATTTACGGAATTGATTTTTGGGACCGCACAATTCAAGCGGATTTCGATAATGGTACAACTTACGATTTGCCACACCGCGCGTTATTAACAACTAAAATGAATTTAGCGGTTGGAAGCGATAAATTAGCGGATGCGGAAAGTTTTAAAGTTTATTATTCCGAAGATACTGAGCTAAATAATTTTAAAGGAAAGTATCGCGTAGATGCAAAACTTTTGCAAGATTATTTAATTCAAGCAGCTTATTAATTAATTCGCGGGGGAATTAACTTTTCCCCGCTTTTTATTCACAAATAAAAAAAATAAAACTATGCCAAGCGTAAGTTGTCCCGGTATAAATGCCGACATTTTTTTAGATTGCACCAAGCCCATTTCGGCGGGTGTAAAAGATATGTTATATTTAGTGAATTTCGCTGATATAGCTACGATTGTAGAAGATATAGCAAACCCGAATTTGATCGAAAGTTTTACTTTAGAAGCGGGCGCATTTCTTTATAGAGTTGAGGGAAAAAATAACTCAATCGATCCAACGGCTTCTTTAGTAAAAGCGCGTTATTCAAACACGTTTAATCACGAATGTATTTTCAGAGTTTTTGATAATGCAAGCGATATTAAACAACAGTTGGAATATATGACAAACGTTAAAATGGTTGCAATTGTGGAAAACAATTTCAAAGGTTCTACGGGTGAAGTTCCTTTTGAAATCTATGGTTTGCGTTCAGGATTAACAATTAATGTTTTAACGCGCGTTGTAAACGATGCTGAAACGCAAGGGGCTTATACTATTACTTTGAGTTCTTCTGAGCAAATCAAAGAACCTTATTTGCCAGCAACTTTGTTTGATACAAGTTACGCAACTACAAAAGCATTCTTAGAAAGTTTATTTACACCGTGATTTTAAGCCAGCTAATTTCGGAGCTGGACGAATTGAAAAGCCCTTTGCTACATTCTCGAAAAGGGGATGCGATGCAAAGGGTTTTTGTAATTTATAAAGCGGTTACAGGGCGCGAACCGAGAGGTTTTAAGTGCTTTCAATGTGCGGTCGATGCTTACTTTGAATTAAAGAAAATAAGTAGTTTGGGCGAGGGTTGGGATAATTCAGTAAATTTGAATTCTGAATTTAAACAAATCAAAAAAAAACAAATGGGAAATTTAAAGAAATACAAAATGCTAACCACACGTTTTAGAATGTTTGGAAGCCCCGATACTATTACACCTGAAAACGCAACAGATGAAAAAATTGATGCGATTTTAAAACTTAACCCGCAATTTTCAAAGTTTTTTCAATTGATTGAAAAGCCAGCGAAAGCGGAAAAGGTTTTGGAAACTTTACACGAAGAAATCGTACCCGAAGTAATCGAAGAAACTCACATTGATTCAAGTAAATTTGAAGCTCCGAAACTTTCAAAGATTACAAAAAAAAGGGGCGGGCGTTTACCAAAAAAAACAAATTAATTAAATCATTCTTTTCGAAATGGAACACGGCAGCCGAATAACAATCCCGCGCAGTAATAAGCGGCTAATTATTACTTCGTTAAAACAGGAAAAAATATTAGGTTGGGATTCCGATAATAGTTACCCGCAAAGAATGGTCGATTTAATCGCGTGTTCAGGTGTTGCGACACGTTGCGTAAATCGATTTCGAAGGTTTATAGTTGGGCGCGGTTTTTCCGATCCATTAATTTATAAATCCGTAACGAATCGCAACGGGGTTACAATGGATAAGTTATTGAACCTTTGCGCGAATGATTACGCGGCTTTATATGGTTTTGCGGTTCACGTAAAATACAACGGATTAGGGCAAATTATCGAACGTAATTATATGCCTTTTCAGGACACGCGCTTGGCTTTGAACGGGCAAATTGCATATTATAATAATTGGGACGGTTCCAGCCAAATAACAAAGTTTAATCGCGCGGATATTGTTTATTTAAACCGTTTCGATCCTTCAAAAGTAATTGAGGAAATAAACGAACTTGAAGGTTTGAGTTATGCAGAAAAAGCGGCAAAATATCCCGGTCAAGTTCTTTGGTATTCTCAAGCTGGATTTAATGCTTACCCCGTAGGTTTAGCGGATCCCGTTGCTGAAGATATTGAAACGGATTACCAAGCGAAACTTTATAAAAACAAAAACATTCGAACATCGTTTACAAGTTCGGGAATGTATATCGATTTCGGGGTTTCGGAATCTGAAAAAATACGTTTTGAAAAGCAACAAGTTTTAACGGAATTTCAAGGCGCGGACGGGGCGGGAAATATAATGTACGTTGAGGTTGAACCGGGTCAACAAGCGCCAACGTTCACACCTTTTAACGCGGGTTCGGGTGTTGATACTCGTTTCGAATACCACGAAAAAAGCGTAGAACAAGCGATTGTTAAATGTTTTGCGATTCCTAATATTTTAGCGGGGGTATTGCAGCCGGGAAGTTTAGCAACAAGTTCGGAATTAATAGAAGCGTATATTATTTACAATTCAGAAACGGAACCCGATCGAATTGTTTTCGAAGAACAGTTTTCAAGATTAATTGGAAAAGTAGTTACGATTTTGCCTTTACAATTGAACACGGGGGCAAATGTTGAAACAACGGTTTTAACGGCTCAAAATAATAATTCAATACAGAATATCGAAACGGATATTAAAACGCCGCAAAACGCATTAAATCGCGTTCAAATCAATTTATTGACTGATATATTAACTAACGTTGCAAACGGCGTTTACCCTTTTGAAACTGCAAAGGCAATAATCGGGGCTTCGTTTCCTGTTTTAGGTGTTGAGCAAATTGAACAAATTTTAAACCCATTCAGAAAAAATGCAAACAATTAAATTAATTTCGGTTTCAGATATTCAATTGTTTCGGGCAATTTCCGATAATGTACCCGAAGCGCGTTTGGATCCGTATATTATCGAAGCTCAGGAATTAGATTTATACGAACTTTTAGGAAAGGATTTATATTTAAAACTTTTTACCGAAGTTTCGCCGCCTACATTTCCAGCGACTTACTTTTACCCCGAATTGAAAAACGAATACGCGGGGTTTCTTTGTTATTCGGCTTACGCTCGTTTACTTTCGCAAAATCAAACAACGGTTACCGCTTACGGGGTTGTTTCTAAGAAAACGGATTTTAGCGATTTAGTACCCGAACCAACTTTGCAAAGGACCATTCAAGCGGCGCGGGGTTCAGCTCAGGAATACGCAAAAAGATTAATTGATTTCTTAAACGATAATTCGGAAACGTACCCCGAATGGGAAACAAGCTGCAATTTTCGCTGTCGAATAAACAAAACGGGAACGGCTTATTTAGGTTCGGTTCGTGGAAATAGAAGTATTTTTAATAGAAATAACTTTTAAATGGACGTTACAATAACGAACGCGGGCGGTCGAATAGAAATAATCGATTTAAGAAATGATTTGACTAATAATTACGATGTTTTAAAAGACGGTTTGAGGTTGTTTAATTTGGGCGATATAGTTCGAATTACTTTTATTAATCGAAGAAACATTGAAATTAATTTTAACGAGGTCGAACTAATAAACGGGGCTACTTCTATTTTGCCTGTTTCGGGTGTTGATTTCCTGAATGAATTAAATGTAATTTTAGGGGATTTCGGCGGCGGTGGTGGTGGCGGTGTTGGAACTTTACAGGAGGTAACCGATTTAGGAAATACAACCGATAATAATATTTCTTTTACGGATGCGGGTTTATTATTTGATAACGGCGCAAAGTTTAAAAAAGGAACTACCGACGGCGGTTTGGGTGGTGCTAAAGGGGTTGCGCAAATTTGTTCTATTGATTACGAATTAAAGTGGGAAGCTGGGCGGCTTTATGTTATGGAGCAAAACGGATTTACAATTCGTGAGGTTCGATATACTTTTACATCAATTCCAAATGTAAACGACGATTTTACAAAGGGTTTTGTAGTTGGTTCGCGCTGGGTTTTGGATAATGGTAATTTATATAATTGCACCGATTCAACAACAGGCGCGGCGGTTTGGGCTTTAGAAACTTTGGGCGGCGGGGATATGTTTAAATCCGTTTACGATACAGACAATGACGGCAATGTAGACAAAGCCGAAACCGTGCAAATTATCGTTCGAAATTCAACGGGGGTAACATTAACAAAGGGGCAAATAGTTTATTTATCGGGTGCAACGGGAAACCGCCCGAATGCGGTTCTTGCTCAAGCAAATAATGTTAATTCAAAAAAAACAATTGGCTGGGTAACTGCGAATATTTCAAATAATTCGGACGGCTTTGTAGCGGTTTCGGGAAGCGCGCACGATTTAAATACTTCGGCTTTTTCTGCGGGCGATTTGCTTTATTTATCCGCTACGGTTGCGGGTGGAATTACTGCAACTATACCAGCACATCCAAATTATGAAATTTTTATTGGTTTTTGCGCGCGCGCACATCCAACACAGGGGCGAATTATTTTTAAAATTGCTGAAGTTTTAGAAATTGAGAGTTTGCATAATGTTTTAATAACTTCGGTTGCAGATAATGACGGCTTATTTTATGAAAGTTCAACTCAGCTTTGGAAAAATAAACAAATTACAGAAAGATTTGAATTGATTGTAGCGGCTTCGGACGAAACAACCGCGTTAACAACGGGAACGAATAAAGTTATTTTTCGAATGCCCCGCGCGGTAACTTTAACGGCTGTTCGGGCTTCATTAACAACGGCGCAAGTTAGCGGAACGATTTTTACCGTTGATATTAACGAAAACGGAACTTCGATATTAAGCACAAAAATTACAATTGATAATACAGAAAAAACAAGTACAACGGCTGCAACTTTGCCCGTTATTTCGGATGCAAGTTTAGCGGATAATTCCGAAATTTCGATAGATATAGATCAAATCGGAAACGGAACCGCAACGGGTTTAAAAGTTTATTTAATAGGAACTTATTAAAATGATTTTTATAAATTCAAGTTGGTATAATATAAAATGTTCGGATGTTGACGTAATCGCATTCGTAAACGCAACGGGGATAACAAATACTACAATTATTTCCGCGCTTTGTGTTTTGGTTACTTCATTAAAAAATAACGGATTGTGGGATAAAATGACGGCTTTATATCCAATGGCGGGGGGAACTGCATTTACTCATAAATTCAATTTGAAAAATTCAGTTGATACAAACGCGGCTTATCGTCTTTTATTTTCAGGTGGTTGGGTTCACACTACTTTGGGCGCATTACCTAACGGTACTAATAGTTTTGCAAATACATTTTTGCCCGTTAATAGTTTAAGTCAAAATAGTACACATAATAGTTATTATTCAAGAAGTAATACACCAAGCCCCGTCGCGGGAAGTAAATTTCAGTATGAAATAGGAGCTAATTATTTATCAATTACACCGCCTTATTATTTCGGTTTAGTATTATTGAGATTAGGAGCGACAAGCCCTTTAATTAATCAAAGAACAGTCGGATTAACAACAACAATTTTAGATACAAGAGGTTTTTATATTGGAAATAGAACTTTATCCACTCAAATTGAAATGTATAAAAACGGAAGTTCTGTTTTAACGAGTTTAGCACCTTCGGCGGCTCCTTCATTATCTCCATTAACAATTTGGTTAGCTGCGTGTAATGGTCAGCCCGGAAATTGGAGCGATAGACAATGCGCTTTTGCTTCTATTGGTGGAGGTTTAACACCTACTGAAGCAGCAAATTTTAATAATATAGTTCAAACATATCAAACAACTTTAGGACGTAACGTGTAATGAAAGTTTATTTATTAACCGAAGAACAAGCGCAATTATTATTTAATATTGAATTTATGCCCGATAATTATTTTAATCCAATTAAAGACGCGAATAATAACTTTATTATTAGTATTCAGGAAGTTGAACAAACTTCTATTGAATGGGTTAAAAGTTTAGAATTGATTGATTATTTACCTTTAATTAATTTAACAGATGAAAACCAGCCAAACGGGAATTGATTTAATAAAAAGTTTTGAGGGGTTAGAATTAAACGCGTATAAATGCCCCGCGGGAATTGTTACAATCGGTTTCGGTTCGACTTATTACGCGGATAAAAGCCCTATTAAAATGGGGGATAAATTAAAAGATAAAATAGCCGCCGAAGAACTTTTAAAAGCAACTTTATTAACTTTTGAAAGCACAATAAACGGTTTATTTTATAATATAACTTTAAAACAAAATCAATTTGACGCGCTTGTTTCTTTAGTTTTTAATATTGGTCCAAACGCTTTTGCGGCTTCAACTTTATTGAAGAAAGCGAAAGTAAATCCAAACGATAAAACAATTGAAATAGAGTTTAACAGATGGGTAAACGGTGGCGGTAAAAAGTTACCCGGATTAATTCGCCGAAGAAAAGCTGAATCGAAACTTTACTTTATGTAATTAATAATTGAAAAAGTAATAAACCCGAATGCGATTTAATTCGTAAAGAGGGTATGAAAAACCTAATTACTTTATTCGCATTATTAACTTTTGTAAACTACGGAAACGCGCAATGCGATTCGGCAAAAGTTGTAAAATCCTTTTGGGGTTTCCCTTCGTTTAATTCTTTAAACAACACGGGTCAATGTATTTCGGCAAATATTACCGATACAACTATTTGCGTAAAAGTTAAACAGATTTTGGCTACTCAACAGGCGCGTTTTAGTTACTCAAGCCCGTTCGGAAGCCCTTTAATAGTTAATGAGATTCTGCAATATAATTCCGATTGTATTTTTATCGGGTACGGAAATTTAATTGATGCTGGAATTGATAGCGTTGTAATTTGTTATTCGATTTCGTCCGAATTAGTAGATAATTTTTGCCCTTATGCTTTAATAATTTCGCCTTTAGCGGTTGACTTTTGCGGGCTTTCTGCGGTAATGGGTTCGGAATTCTTAAACGTGGAATTTAAAACGTGTTCAAATACGAATACGGATCGTTTCGAATTAATTATTTCAAAAGATTTAATTAGTTGGAACGTTGCTGAAATTATCCAGCCGCAAATAGAAAACAATTCGAGCGAAAGCGTTTATAATATTCAAACAAATAAATTCGATAATGGAATTAATTATTTAGCAATTCGCGAAATCGATTTAAACGGAAACGCCACAGTTTCGGAAATTGCTTATTTCGAATGCAGAAATAAAAAAGAAACTATTAAAAGTTATTTTGATTTATCGGGGCGTTCGGTTTCAGGAAATACACAATTTAAAATCATTCGCAATGATTGAGCCGCGCAAAATTAAAACCGTTTTAAATATTGTTTTTGAATACTGGAACTATTGTGTAGGTTCGATGGCAATTATTACGGGCTTTTGGTTATTCTTTTTAAAAAAAATAGACAAAGAAACATTCGCGTATATTATAGGCGCGGTAATCACTTTAAAATGGGTTTGGAAGCCAAAAGAAAAGGGGGTACAAAATGATTAATAATAATTTAGACACGCTGGTTACTTATTCGCTAGACCCTGTTTGCGTAATTGGTGAAATATGCAAAGTTCATAAATATAAGCATATTGAAGTTATAAGCAAGTATGGAAAATCTACGGAAATGCAAACCGATTATTTAAACGAAAACTTCGATTTGAAAAATAATTACTTTATTTCGGAATCGGGACAAATCTTTTTTGCTGAAAAAGAAACAACCGCCGTTAATTATAATTTTGTAATCCCTAAAGCCGTTATTCGCTTTTCAGATACTTTAAAACTAAACGATTTGCAATACTTGAAACAAGGCGATACACGAAGCGCAAATGAATTAATAGTATTACATCCACAAAAAGAAACGATAAGCGTTCAAAACGACTTAAACGGGCTTTGTTTGGGTGTTGAATTTACTTTTATGCTTATTTGCACTATGGTTTATTTGTTAAACTCTTTTACTTCGTGGTTTACAATGTTTTCAAAAATTAACTTTGCATTGAAATCGTAAACAATTAAGATTTAATTAAATTAATTTGCGCTTTTATTTTAAATAAATGAGCGCGAGATATATTCTAACTAATTCAATCGAT